CGCTGTCAATGAGCAGGTTGCAAAAATCCGTTACAATCGGCATTAAGGCACCACCAAGGTTATTCCCCATCGCACCAAAAGTTCTTTTCATCGTATCTATTGTGTCCGTTAATTCAACGCCTGCGTCGACCGTTTCATCAGATAAAATCATCCCCAATTCATGCGCTCTATCCTTCAAGCCTTGAGTGGCTTCAGCACTTTGATTTAGTAGCGGAGCCATGTTCTGACCAGCGCGCCCCAGGAGGTCATTCGCAAGTGCCGCTTTTTCCGTGTCATCCGTCATCCCTTGCAGACCTTCAATTGTCATAGCAAAAACTTCTTCGCGTGACTTTCCCTTCAGGTCATCCATAGATATACCCAGTCTGCCGAACTTATCAATTGCCGTCTGTGAGCCGTTTTGCGCGTCATCGATACTATTCGTCAGCGTCTTAATCCCTGCGCCAACACTGTCTATGTTCACGCCGTTTTGGGATAACACATAATCCCACTCCTGATATGCAGTTCTCGACAACCCCAGCTTTTGGGACATTTTATCAATATTATCGGTCGTACCCGCTGTATTTGTCGCAACCCCGACCAAGGCGGTACCAACAGCCACGCCCGCGCCAGCTATAGCCGCCCCCCATTTTGCGGCGGTTCCGATACCCTTAGTCAGTTTCGAGCCGAACCCTTCTGCTTTCTCGGAGCTTTGTTCAATCGCACTGTTTGCTTCGGAGTTATTGACAGCTATCGTTCCAACAAGTTTAAATAAGTCCAACTTATCCACCACCTTTCACTGGTGCAAAATTTTCTAACATATTTCGGGAATCTGAAACGGTTGCTCCCGAATCAAAATTCTTCAATTTTTCTCTCGCTTCTCTATTTCCTTCGATTTCTTCTAAAAATGTTTTATACGGTTTGTCGAATACCCTATGAATGTAAAATTCCCAAAGCGTTTGTTCTTCTTTTTCTTCGTTATGGATTTCCATGAATTCATATAGAAAATTCAAAAACCGACAAGAGCAAATCATTTCATCGAGCAACAAAAAAGGACTTGCATATCGTTTAAATAGCAAGTCCATGAATTTGATATCCCCTAATTGAATAATCCTGAAGCAACCCCAATAAAATCCGCAAATTCCTCTTTTTTGAATACATCGACAATCATTCTCGCAAAGGTACCCATGTCCAGAGTTTTAACCTCTTCTTTTTTCAGTCCAGACAGCCCGGAAAGAAAAGAATAAATCTCCTGTTCAATCTTCGGGATATTAGCAAGTACCACATTTGCAACATCAAGTATGACCGTAACTCCGATTTCTTTTACTTTTTCATCTTCTTTTTCATTTTCATTTTCATTTTCATTTTCAGACGTGTTTCCTTCAGATAGCAATCCGCTAATGTCCAGCGAATTTAGGCAGTCCTTGAATTCACTGATTCCAATCTTCGATATGATTTTACACATCGGGAAAATGTCCGACGCTTGTAATTTTCTTAATTCGTATGCTTTGTTTTCCATTTTTCTATTCTCTCCTTTAACTTTTATAAGTTACTCACCAGCGTCCTCCGGGGTCAGGTAATAAATGTGATATGGTAACGTATCAGCTTCGGGTGTCAGGTCGGCAAAACACTCAAATTTAAATTTCGGTACTGCCGCTTCTTTGTTCTTACCTTCCAGTTCAAGCCCGGATGTGCAGAGCGCATAATCAAAAATAATTATGATTGGGTTACCTTCTACGGTTCTTCCAACATACCCCATACCTTCCAGGTAATCACCATCCTCAATCCGTGGCTTCGATGTGATTTCACTGTACCCCATTGCCATTTCTGACGCATTGTCATTTCCAATCAGTGCCATCTTCAACACTTCCGGGGTCAACTCGACCGGATTGATTTCAAATTCCGCTTTTTCGCCTGTTTTTACAGTCAAACCCTTAACCTTCACAAGCGCACCGTCCACTTCAATATCCTTAAATTCGGGCACAATAGACACTTTACTACCGCCGCTTGTGGCGCATATCAGGGACTCTTCAAAGTTCCACTTGTTGCTCAAAAACTTAAGCCCTCGGTGGATGGTACCCGCACCAAGCATAATATTTTTAGGCGTTTTATCTGTAATTCCTGAACTCTTAAACTCTGCACCTAACTTACTCATTCCTTCACCTTCCATTCTTTTATTTTCAAATTAATCTGTAACCTTTTCAGTTCCGCATTCCCGGTAGGGATGGGGAAACTATTACAATAAAAAACAACGGCTGTTGCGCCGCTGTCTGCCACAAAGGTCTTACCGGATATCGGGTTAAAATTTTCTTTTATTTTCTGCTTACACCGTTCCAGCTCAAAATATGTACCTTTTGTTGTACCCGTCAAAATGAAGTTCGTTTCCTCATAACCATCTTCATTCATAGGTTCCACTTCCGTGTACTCGCCTACAAAGTAGGGGTGTGCGACTACTCCGGTAAACTGCATAAATTCATATTTTAAATTTAAGGTTTCCATTTCTCTGGCTATAAAGCCTAATGCTTCGCAAGTCATTCACACACCCCCAAACTTCGACTCGGCAATCTTAATGATTTTAGACTGCAAAGACTGAAAAGCATTCCATAACATTCTTTTTGGTTGCTTTCCCGTTGTCAAATGTTTTTCCCCTGACTCGTCCTCATAAACCCACGGAGTCTTGCGCCCGTCACCATTCAGGGCATATTCCCCGGTACCAAATTCCTCCCAAATAGCATTCTCATAGTCGGAACCTGTGTGGCACTCGAGACTTGATTCATCCACACTATGACCGAATGATTCTTTTGTTCTTCCGGTCACGACTGCACAATTTCTTTTCGTTTGTGCTTCAATTTCACCGCCCGCTTCTTCCAAAAACACAAGACTTGTTTGTCTTAGTGCTTCTTTTACCTCTTTACTGTTATCCTCAAACTTAATTGCCACCGTTACCACCTCCGACATATTTCACGTAAAACTCAAGCTGGCGGTGCATATTCATTGGGTCATCTACTAACATTATGTCATATACCGTCCCCGCAACGGTCATATGACACATTTCAGACGTTAGTGACATTTCCCCACCCTCAACCTTCAAGATACCTGTATTGGCTATATATGGGTTCCACCGCCATCTATCAGCATCAATACTTATCCCGGCGTGAAAGTCACATATGAAAACATGGGTAGACTCCTGAATTTTGGCGTTGTAGGTGCTATATTGCGAGTCACCGCCCACCAAATCAAGCCAACCCCAAAATCTCACTACATCCACCCACGCGTGTTCTTTTTCGCCGATTGCGTTCGGCGAACCATTTGTCTTTAACCGTATAATTGCGTCAATATTCCCGCTAATCCCCATGTTAGAACCTCGCTTGTATATAAGGTTTCAGGAAACCCAGTAGTGACACCGGGTAACCGTTCACCTGATTATTGCTGTCTTGGTCATAATAAGTCACTGAATACCGTGATAAGTTTTCAGATTTAACGCCCACTTTATCCCTGTTTTCAGCTTCCCATTTTAACAGGTTAATCACGCCCCGCTTCACATCATTGGGATATTCAATTTTGGTTACTAAGTTCAACGGGGCACTGAACAATTCTCCGTTCAGCGTAATCGAATCCGCTTCGATTCCGGTGATGACATACAGCCCGTCATTTACACGTGACTCGGATATCTGGATAGTGTCCCCGCTCTTTAAAAACGGGTACGTACCCATGATTTTATTTCCTTCGGATTCAGCACAAAATCTAACATTCCGGTTCTGAAAATTGTTATGGGTGTATGAACGAACTAACCCCTCAACGCCGTCCAGTAATTCCGTCAAATCGTCATCGTCAAACTTGACGAGTTCAGGGATTTTCTTGACTCTATCCATAGTCACTATCATGATTAACACCCTCTTTCAAAAATTAAGCGGTCGTGCTCTTAAATTTCGCGAGAACCACTTTCGCCTGATTTGTCAGCGCAACACCATAAATCTCGTCGATTGAGATATCTGTTTTCCTTGCAAGGGATTGCCTTTCCGTTTCAACGTTTACGTCACGCTTCATGTAGATAGTCAGCGCACTTGCTTCATCTTCAGTTTCAGTATCTTCTTCCAACTTGATGATTGGGCACTGATACACACCGGATTTAAGCACAACTT